TTAAAAGTCTAGCGTTATCGCCATTTCGTCTTTCGTGACAACTATTTCATTTACGACAGATTTTACAATTTTTGAAACATCTTCATAGCTTAATTTTTCGGGGTTGAAATCTTTCAAAAGTCGGGCAAGTTTTCGTTGTCTTATGTCGATCGTGTTCTTCTTCCTGGTTTCTAGTTGTTCTTCTAAAAATGCTTTTTCGATTTTTATTTTTTCGTTTTTTGTATCAAGTTCTTTTCGTGTTATGATCTCGTCCAAATATAATTCGGTCAACTTATCAAGTCTATTGTTTAGTTTTTTCAGTTGCTCTTTTATTTCTTCGACTTTCATAGTTTCATCATTCTTTGTAAGCATTTCTTTACGATACTTCGGTTCGAGTTTGATTTTTGATAGTCTTTCAATGACCTTCTCTTCCAATTCTTGCTTATCATACCATTTTGAGTTACATCTTTTTGACTTGTCTTTATCAAACCTATGTCTACATTGATAGCGTTGATACGCTTTCCCTTTTCGATTTTTAGAAGTAACGTATAAACCTAATGAACCACCACAATATCCGCATTTTAGCAAACCTGAAAGCATGTACTTCGCTTGGAATGGCCTTGGATTGTTATTCCTTTTCAAAGCGTCTATTTGCCTTTTTTGAAGCTCTAATTGCACAAGGTCAAATAATTCTTGAGAGATAATCGGTTCATGCTGCCCCTCGTATTTTCGCCCTCTATATTTCACGATACCGAGATATGTTTCATTTTTGAGTAGATATTTTGTTATCGTTTCGCCCCAGGGTCTTTTTCGTCCAACGTGACCTTCAGCATTTAAGTCTCTGATGACCTTGACTACTGACTTACCATTTAAGTATTCCGTGAAGATACGGTTGACAATGAGCGCTTGAGTTGGATTGACCGATAAGATGCCAGTTTCTTTTGAGTAGTCATATCCGAATGGAATTGTCGTCCATGACATTGCTTTCCCTTTTTTAGCACGTCCTTCTTTACCTAAAATCATACGTTCTTTTATCTGCTCACGCTCAAGCTGGGCGAATACTGAAAGCATACCGATTGAAGCTTTACCGAAAGGCGTTGAAGTATCAAAATTTTCTTGCAAGCTGATAAAAGCAACGTCATTTTTCAAAAATACATCTTCGATTAAAAAAAGTGTATCTTTCTGGCTTCGGCTTAACCTATCCAACTTATAGACTAGCACAATATCAAATCTTTTTCTTTTTGTATCGTCAATCAAGCGCTCCAGTTCAGGTCTTTTTGTGTTTGAACCAGAAAATCCACCGTCAACGTAAACATCGTAGATTTTCCAGTCTTTGATTTTGCAGTAGGCTTCCAATTTATCTTTCTGTTCATCAATTGAGTAACCTTCTTCAGCTTGATAAGAAGTTGAAACCCTGACATATATAGCCACTTTATTCGTTGTTTTCATTGAATTTGTACCCCTTTTTTGATAAAATAGGTACAAGAAAAGACATCATGCGAGGTTATCTCCATGAAAATCCTTTCTTGTCGTAAGCCTCACGCTCGGAGTCGCCAAACTTTGAGAGCGTGAGGCTTTTTTAATTTAAACCATAATTTTTCCGTTCGCGTCAGGTGTCTTGAACAAAGCTAGGACTCCTTGGAAGAATCCAAGAATGATAGAAATACCAGTTACGAATAGAAGCAAGTAAAAAATTCCTTTACTGTTATAACCAGCATAAAAATGGTGTGCACCTAATCCACCGAAGAATATAGCTAACAAGACATAAACCCATTTATTTACATAATGTAATCCGTAAGCAGTCTGCTGAGTATTAACGACTTGCGACTGATTCTGAACGGCATTGTTTTCGTTCACAATACTAATATTGATTTTATCATCCTTCTTATTGTCTTTTTTCATGACGATAATTTCTTCGTCGACTTTGTGAACTTCAACCTCATCTCCTAATTGCGGGACAAAATTCAACTCTGATGGATTGAGTTTGATATACTCCTTGTTATGTGCAATAGTAACCTCTGTTCCAGTTACTTTGATGATTTTAGCCATTATTTTATATTCCTTTCTTAATTCCGCTAAATTTTTTAAACCTTATAAATATCAACGACCTCTCCGATTGTTCGGATGTCGTCATTTTCTGACAAGTGGATTTCTTCGTATCCACTATTCAGACTTTGTAAGTACCAGGATCCGTCATAATCTCTTTTAAGTTTTTTGACGAAGTTCTTGCCATTCACTTGGAAGATGCCGATTGAGTTGATATCAATTTGACTAGCTACTCTGATAAATAATAAGTCATTATCTTCTATGAGTGGCTCCATTGAGTCGCCTGCCACCTTAGCTATTGTATCATATTCCTCTGGCACATCTTCAGCTCTGAGCTTCACTTCCATGTGTAGATTATCTTCCTGAAACGTTCCACGTCCTGCTGCAACCAATCCCTCTACATAGTCAATGATATAATCTTCATTGCTTACTTTTTCAAAGATCGAAGCAACCTTAGAACTTTCCTGCTCATCAAGTTGAGCATTGGCAAAGTCGAGGACCTTCTCTTGTCTAGGTTCTTCTAGTTGGTTATAGATGGTTAGGATTTCGGGTTCTTCAGTTTCCGGTTTATGAAAATCAACTCCATCAGCCAATGTTTCAGGGCGAATCCCAAGCGCTGAGCAGATTTTAAAAATATTATCAACATTAGATTTTAAAATCCCCCTATTGAGAATGGAATTTATGGTAGAAGCTGGCATATTGACTTTTAATGCCATCTGCCGAACACTCCCATATTTCAGCTCTATGAGTTCTCTTAATTCCTGTTCTGTCATAGCTATTTCTCCTTTTTTTACATTATATCACACGAAAATTCGTTTGTAAAGAAAAATAAAATTAAAAATTTGCCATTTTTTTGTTGACAATGAACGAAAAAAAGTTTATTATATAATCAAGCTCATCAACGAGCTTAATTTTAAAATCTAATAAACGAAAATTCGTTTAGAAAGGAGTTGCGTATGTTGAATATTGACGAGGCACGAAAGGAAAAGGGCATCTCTATTGTAGATATCGCTGACTATCTTTGTGTAAGATCACAAACTGTTAGCGACAAGCTAAAAGGGAAGTACCCTTTCACTTTTCAAGAAGCTGTGTTAGTTCAGGAGAAATTCTTTCCAGAATACGAGCTAAAATACCTTTTCACTTCAGCAGGTGACACTGCTTAATTTTTTCACCAAGTGAACGAAAATTCGTTCAAGGAGTAAAGCGATATGCAAGATAAAAATGTTGTTTCAGTCAAGACGTCAGAACACGATGTGTTATTAACTGCACGAAAAAACCACCCCGCAGTTTTCGTCGATGGAATGTTTATCGACGGAGTGGAGAGAGTGGAATTTATCAATCACTTTGAAAACAAAGATTGTGAAGTGTTATTGACTTTCAACGACAGGATAGATAACAATCCGTTCCCATTAGATGAAGTCAATCTATTAGAAAAGTTATTTGGTCAGACTTCAGACGGGCAATCCTTACGGGATATAGTTTTGCAAACTCTTGAAGATGATAGTTAGTGTCTAAACCATCAAAGAAAGAGACATGCATACTGAAGCTTTCTTTACCATCTTTCTTGGCTCTTTCGTACTCTTTGCCAAGGACGATCAAAGAAGCTTCCAACTGATAATCACTCATGGCTTTACCTCCTTTCTGCTTACATTATAGCAGAAAGAGATTGAGAAAAATAGAAAGGAGAAAGAATGGTTGAAAATAAGCGAAGTCAAAAACAATGCTTTTTACCAATTTCCTCAATGGTTGCTAGATGAAGAATATAAGCGTTTGAGCCTGAGAGCGAAAGTCGTGTATATGTTGATTTTTGATAGACGTACATTGTCTATTCAAAATAAATGGCATGATAAAAATGGAGACGTATTCGTCTACTTCACAAATAAACAGTTCATGAATTTACTTAATTGTGATGAAAAAACAGTAATTAAGGCAAAGAGAGATTTGCAAGATATTGGATTGCTTAGGGAAGTTCAGCAAGGTGTAAATAAGCCTAACAGATTATATATTTCTGGAACTGGAAAAATTACAGGTCAAGAACTGGAAAAATTACAGTCTGGAACTGGAAAAATTACAGGTCAAGAACTGGAAAAATTACAGTCAATCAAGACTGATAATATCAAGACTAATATATCAAGACTGAGTGAGCCAGAGGGTGCTGGTGCTAACTCTTTATATAGTGTAGAGGACACCCCACCACAAAATGATTTGGGAATTGTTCATGATTGGATTTTGTCAGAGTTTGGACGATACCCAACACCGTTTGAAATCGAGGACTTGAAAGTATTCTTGCAAGACCATAGTAAAGAGGTTATCAAGTTAGCTATCAAGGAGTGTGTCGGCAACGGTAAGCCTTATTTCAAGTATCTAAGTAGCATCTTGAGGGACTGGAAGCAGAAAGGCCTTGTTACTGCTGAACTGGTCGAGAATAGGCAGAATCCTGCTCGGTCAAGCAGTAAGTCAAACGGTCGCTTGAGATTGTCAGATGATGGATTTGATCCACGGCTTGGATTCTAGGGGGTGCGCATGCAAGTAGTATCAAGCAAAGAATTGCAAGAAAGAGCCTTGCAGGTTGAGACGTTGAAGCAACAATGCCCCAAACATGAAGGGGTCTATATGTGGCAGTCAGTCAATCCTTGCACTCACAGAACCCTGACCTATTGTCCTGAATGTGTTCAAGAGATCATCGACCAGAACGCAAGCGAGCAGTTAGCCATTGCTGAAGCTCAAATCAGAGATACAAGATCCTACTCTCTATTTATGAAAGAGAGCATCATCCCAAACGATTTGAAAAATGCGACTGTTGGGAATTTTGAAATCCATACAGAGCAGGATGCTGAAGCAGTCAATTTCGCTAAGCGTGTAACGGCTGACTATGTGAAAGAGCGATATGAAGGAAATACGATTATCTCTGGACCGCCTGGAGTTGGCAAGAGCCATCTGGCCGTCGGGATAGCTAAGACCTTAAACGAGAGCTTTCAAATGCTCCAAGTCCGCAAGTCGGTCGTCTATATGCCGTCCATGGAGTTATTCTCTCGGATGCAAGAGGCTTTTCAATACAAGGACTCAAAATGGGAACAGCGCTCTGTCGTGAAGTTCCTGCAAGGTGTCGACTTCTTGGTTTTGGACGACCTCGGCAAAGAGTCGAGTGTCGGGAATGAAATCAGACAAGGCAACAACTGGATGCAAAAAATCCTGTATCAAATACTTGAGAACAGGACGAATACAATTATCACAACTAATTTTGAGGGCAAGCACCTCAAAGAACTTTACGAGCAAAGTCTCGTAGATAGAATAACGAAAGGAAACATGAAGACGAATGCCTTTAAATTCAGCAAAGACACAGCTTCAAGACGCTCCTTGTCAGCAAGTGACTACTGAGGAACGTAAGCGAGCCATTGAGCAGTTCGAGAGCCGATTTTACGGACTATCGACTCTGCTTAAAGAACGGTTGATGATCACGACAGACGAGCGATTCACAAATAAGATGAACGAGCTGACGTATTATGCGACAAATGGAAGTGTCTACACGACATACAAATAAAAAGCACCTGACGGCAATCAGGCGCATGACAAAATTATTCAAGGAAATTATACCACGAAAGGGGTCAAAATGAAAGTCACAGTATATGCTTACGGTCGAAAATTAGAACCAGATGAACCAATTATTATCCCAAAAAATCATCGTTTCTATGATATTTGGAACGGAATTGCAAACGAAATGCTCGACAAAGAGGAAGAGGTAGCTTAATTAAATTACTTACTAAATTAAAACTCGGTCTTGAGGGAATCATCCATGAAGTAAGCCTTGACTGGAGAGTAGTCGCAGTCGAACTTAACGAAGACCTTCTCGAAGAGCGCAAACGTCGCTTTGCTTTCGAGCAAGAAAACTACAATTTGAAGCAGGAGCTTGCTGCCTACAAGTACAAAGAAAACTTTGATATCAAGGCTAGACTGCAAGGAGAAATGTAGATGTACATTATATCAATCCATGTCAAGAATACTGAAACTGGAAACGAGGATTTCAGTATGATTGGACGTGACTTTTTGCCAATTGGCAAGCAAGATTATTCGGCTACTGTTTTCGAGACTAAGGAAGAAGCTATTGCTTATTTGAAATCAGCTTCGTATGAAGCTGCGGGAGTTTATGGCAATGACTGGGAATTTCAAGACAAGACTTCTTCTGGAGTGGAATCCCGTTGTCGAATTTGGAAAGTCGGAGAATAAAGGAAAAAGGAGAACAATATGTTTAAAGCACTAAAAGCAATCAAAAAAATCAAACAACTTCAGAAAGAAATGCATGCTTTCAGTCTTGCGTTTCTAGCTCTACAAGATATGGGCTTGATGCCAGAGACTGAAAGAAGCAAGGCGAAGGCTCAAGCAATCCATGATGTAAGCCACGTACTCAAGGACATCTTGGACGGCAAGTCAGTAGAAGAAGCCATGAAACGTCTAGATGTCAAAGTGAAAGCTGAAGAGGTGGAGCAGGAAGATGAACAGAATTGAACTTGAAAACCGTGTGTGGCTTTTGGCCAACAATGAAGAAAAAAACGAATTGCTGGATCTCGGTTTGACATCTAAAGTTCGATATGTGAAGCGAGTCCTGGAACTAGGGAAGGTGTATGCTCATGTTTGATTACGACAGAGACATAATGCAACCGCCCGAACCCAGGGAAGAACTCGACCCAAGCCAGTTCGTATATATTGGATGCGGTCAGTATCGATATGTAGGTGATGAAGTTTAAAAGCGAAAGGAGCACACATGATCAGTAGAGAAATGAACAAAACTGAGACAGAGGTCTTGAATTTGATTATTAACCGAGCCAGTTTTGAAGAGCCTATCACGGCATTGGACATCCGAAAAGAAACAGGTCTGTCAAAGCGTATGCTTGAGCAAGTGATTGAAAGCCTGCGAGTGAACTTCAAACATCCGATAGTTGCCAAGAAATTTAAACCGAACGGATACTATCTTCCTCGAAATGAAGAAGAAAGGCAGGCAGGTCTAGCACCGTATCGCAGACAGATTCTGACCGAGCAGAAGAACTTGTCCATCGTCATGGCCGTGGATTTAGATAAGTATTGGAAGTTAGAGCATGATTGAAGAATTACACGCAGAAATCGACAATTGGCGGTCTGACTATATCCATCTTGGCCGAGAACTTGGGAAAATTATCAACGAGCAACAAAATATTATTTTGAAATTGCAAAACGCAAACAGACGCTTGAAGCGTGAAAATTGGAATTTAAAGAGAACGAAAGGAAGAAAGAAATGACAAACGAACTAGCGCAAACAAAAGGAGCATATTTAACAGATTTACAGAAACTTGACGGAGCAACTTTGAGAAATTTCGTTGACCCAAAACATCAAGCAAGCCCGCAGGAATTGCAGACATTGTTAGCAATTGTTAAAAATCGTAATTTAAACCCGTTCACAAAAGAAGTTTATTTTATTAAATACGGTAACAATCCCGCTCAAATCGTTGTTTCAAAGGACGCCTTCATGAAACGAGCCGAACAAAATCCAAATTATGATGGATTTGAAAGCGGGATCATCTACGAAGATGCAAGCGGAGAATTGAAAAACAAAAAAGGCGTTATATTGCCAAAAAATAGCACTCTAATCGGTGGCTGGTGTGAGGTCTATCGCAAAGACCGAACAAGACCAGTCTATCGTGAAGTAGAGTTGTCAGCATATAACACTGGCAAGAACTGGTGGCAGAAAGCTCCAGGGCAAATGATTGAAAAAGTCGCTATCGTTGCAGCGGTTCGTGATTCATTCTCAGAAGATGTAGGCGGACTCTACACTAGCGAGGAAATGGAGCAAGCAGCACCTATCGATGTAACTCCTCAAGAAAGCCGTGAGGATGTTGTAGCACGCAAGATGACTGAGATTGAGCAATTCAACAAAGAGCAAGAGGCAAATCATGCAGATCCTGAACCTGCTCAAGCTGAGGAGCCAATACAGGGTGAATTGCTAGACGGTGAACTAGAATACTAGGAGGACAACATGCAAGAATTACAGGTAAAAGTAACACAGGCACAGGTTGAAATCATTGACCGTGAGAAATTTGAGCAGAATATCAATGATGTTGTGGCCAAGTACCAAAATTACACGGTAACAGCTGCAACCATCAAGGATGACAAGCAAGTACTTGCTAATTTACGAAAACTAGACAAGCAAGTCTCTGATGAGCGTATCAGAAACAAGAAACTACTTTCTGAGCCTGCTGATGAGTTTGACAAGTACATCAAAAAAGCCATCCAGCCACTCAAAGACATCATCAATAAGATTGATGTAGATGTCAAAGAGTTTGAAAACCATCAAAAAATGGTCAGACTAGACACAGTTAAGGCTTACATCTCAAACAAGTCAGCTGAGTACATGATAGACCCTAGAGCCTTTGATGAAAAGGCTACAGAGTACATCAAGGCTAGTGATTTCATGGCAGATGGGATGACCCTCAAAAAAGCTACCATGAAAAGCCTTGATGACATGGTCACATTTGAATTTCAGAAACAGCAAGAGCTTGAGAAATCAAAATCAGCTATCTCAGGCCTCTGTGCTGAGTATGGGATGACTGACTCTCCATACATCAGAATGTTAAGAGATTTGACCCTTGCTGAGGTCTTTGAACAAATAAAAGCTGACTATGAATTTGAAAAGCAAAAGGAAGAAACCAGACAGGCTCAAGAACGAGCAGAGCGAGAAAATCAGGAACTTTTAGCAGCTCAACAAGCCAAACAGCAAGAACAGGCTCCAAAATCAACGGAAACCCCAAATTTTGACCCAGAAACAGGCGAAATTTTGGATAGTGAGCAAATCCCTCAAAATGAGCAGAACTCTCTTAGAGGGGCTGAAAACGACCTAAAACGATATACCCAAAAAATGACTTTAGAGGTGTATTTTGTAGATACAGCCGAAAAAGACCGTTTCAAGGCTACTCTTGAACAAGCAGGGTTTAAATTTAAGGAAAACTATCAAGTCAGCGGTTATCAACGTATTGAACCTTTGACACAGGAGGAGCTCAATGAGCAGAATGGGTGGTAAAAATGGAGATTAAAAAAGTATCAGATAGCATTTCAATCTATTCAGACGGAAAGAGATTGCAAGTCATCCATGACTTAGGAGATGAGTTTATTTTAGATTTCAAGATAGAGCAAGATGATGTATGGAACCTTGATGGACAAGTCTTGGAAATTATCAATAATCTTGAGCCAGTATTCAAAATTTGTGGCTTTTGCTCAAAAGCTGGAGAGGATATGCACAGATTAAGATGGGCTATTCTACAATTTGAGGAATTTGAACGATATATCAAAGACAATCAGGATGAGCTGATGAAATGGTGGCACAATCCAGGAAAGGAGAGGAAAGAAAATGAATGATTTTATCAAAGAGATTGGGATGGCTATCCTATGGATGTTTTTAGGCTATCTCTTGGGAGAGCGTAGCGCTAGAGAGGACAAAACGGATGATCAATAATGTCACATTGGTTGGGAGGCTTGTAGCGCCTCCTGATCTACGAAAAACGCCTAACAATGTATCTAGCCTGCAGGGCACACTTGCGGTCAATCGCAATTTCAAGAATGAGAACGGAGACCGTGAGGCTGATTTTATCAATTTCCAAGCGTGGCGAGGCACAGCTGACATCATTGCTCAGTATTGCAGCAAGGGCTCACTTATTGGGATCATTGGACGCATACAAGTCAGGTCTTACGAGAAAGACGGTCAGCGTCGATATGTGACCGAAGTAGTCGCTGAGAGTGTAGCTCTGCTAGAGAGTCGCAACAGTCAGCACGGACAAGGGCAAGGCAACAGTTTCCAAAGTGGAAATAACTCACCTTTTGCCGATCCTAACCAATTTGACCTCCCAGCTGACGGTTTACCGTTTTAGGAGGTATTGATGTCAGACAAAAAAATGACTGTTTGGGCATTGTTTGACAGTGGGAATGGTAGCTATACAAAAGGCGTTAAAGCTCTGAATAGTTCGGGGGGGGCGAACATTGACATCTATCCAATCGGAATAGATGTAGAAAACAAGAACGATCATTTTATAAATTTGAACCTTGCTGACTATGGGCGCTTGTTTGGAGACAACACACTTTTTGACAAACTTGACAAGTTGCCAAAGCCTGATTTGATAATAGCTAGCCCACCATGTGAAAGCTGGAGTAATGCTAGTGCTATGTGCGAGGGTAACGCTTGCTGGAAACAAGAAGACCTCTCAGATAGCCTCTTTGCTCCACAAAGGGAGCCTAGCATGTTTACAATCAGGAACGCCTCTGACTACGAGAAAGCCTATATAAATTATCAGTATGACCGTCAATTTATGAAGAGAGTCAATGGGGAGCTTTGTGCTTTCAATACCATTGAGATCATCAAGCGGTATAACCCTAAATATTTCATCATAGAGAACCCAGCAAGTGGGCGTTTGTGGAAATATATTGAGGATGTCATGGATTTCAAGCTCCCACATCTCAACCTCACACGCTACAACAATTATGACTACCCTTTGCAGAAACCCACAAAGTTTGCTAGTAATCTTGATTTAGGTCTTAAAAATGACATTATCAAGCAAGAAATTGAATGGGGAAAATTCTCTAAGTCATACAACGAACGGTCAAACATTCCCAAAAACCTAGTAATAGAGATTTTTACTAAGGTTTACAATGAATTTTTACAGGAGAAAGAACATGGCAAGTAAAACCAATGTGACAGAACGTATTGCTATCATCATTGAGAAACAAAAATAGAGGTCGTTACGACCCTAAACTATGATATGAGCATTAGCTTTGATAACAAAGACGCCGCACCCACACTAGATGAGAATGGTGATCTTTTTGAACCAGTCTACAAGCGCAAAGTTCAGGCAATTCCCAAAAATGATGTATTTTTTACCTCATTGACACGAGTCAAGAGCAACATCAAAACACTACAAGAGGTTAAGAAATTCTTTGAGTTCGTAAATGAAAACAGAGAAAATCTCTTTGAGATGGCAGGATTTAAGGGGCTCTTGGATGAAATTGACCCTGAACATTGAGCCTAAGCCTCAATCACGGCCAAGATTTGCAAGGCGTGGGAGTTTTACCACGACTTATGAAGATAAGGGGATGAAAGCCTGGCGCAATCATTGCCAGCTGCTCATTGCTAATCAGTACATGGGCAAGCCTATTCTTGAGGGAGCTTTGAGGGCAAAGGTTAGATTTTATATCAAACCTCCTCAGTACATTTCTAAGGCGAAGAAGAACCAGCAGCCCTCCTGGATGAAATCATTCCAGTAGGCAAAAAGCCTGACATTGACAACTACGAAAAAGCGCTATATGACAGTATGTCAGGGATCGTATTCCAGGACGACGGTCAGATAGCTCTACATGATGTAGGCAAGTTCTACAGTCTAAATCCACGGATAGAGGTTGAGGTGAATAGGATAAACCATGAAATACAACAAACAAACAATGATTGACGGGTTGAAGCGGTCAATCGAGAAAATGGAAAAGGAAATCGAGGAGTATTCGAAGCCGTGCGATAGACGAGTCGGACAAGGTCGTACTGCTCATCGTGAGTTTTTGAAGAAAAAATTAAAGAAAATGAAAGCGCAGTTGAAGGAGCTGGAAGATGAATAAGCAGGAATTGATTGATGTCCCACGGATTTTGTTCCCCGTTGGAACAGAGGTTTTAATAAAAGGAAAGATAGTTGGCTTAAAGGCGCTTGATGACAGGTTTGTTGAGAGCGTTGTTAAACTTGCCTACGGCGAACAAATTATTGCTCCAAACGATGCGATTTATGTCAAGGATGAACCAGAAGCAGGTCAAACAGATGAAGCTCCACGCTATGTCAAGAATATACTAGCACGATTGCGAGAATTGCCATTGCATGACCGTGAAGTTTGGCTGAAGGCTATCATGGGTGAATTTGAGCAAGATTTCAGTCGTGCAAAATGGCGTGAAGGTTACGAGCAAGGTAAAGTTGAGGGAGAATGGGTTGGCAGTCGATTGAAAAATGCTGATAAGATTCGGCAAGAATTGAATAAAGTCAAAGTAAAGCAGTTTGTGGCGGATTGGTATGAAGAGAATAAGGATGGTTTTGAAGGGAATTTGTATCGATGCGCCTATAATATTCCATCTGTTTTTGACGGTGCTAAACTTAATGAGTTTGAAAGGTGGTTTCTAACCGCTGGCACAAAACCATTTCAAACCCTCGTCAATATGCACCAATTCGGCTACGAGGTCGAGAAAGAGAAGCGGTATTTGGTGAAGATGAAAAACATACTAGATAGAGAGAGCTTCTTGAATTTAAGTAATACTACAAAAATTTGGTTTTTTGGAGACAAAAAAGACACAGAGTATGTCTATGTACACCACACCCGTAAAGAACTAGAAGAAGCCAACTTCGGATGGGTATTTGATTGCCCAGGGATTGAGATTGAGGAGGTGGAGTGATGGAAGACACTATTTGGCTAGAATGGATCGCTGAGGTTATGGCGACTAGGCCTGTTGGCAATGAACTGCTAGAAAGCCAACGAGGTCAAGAAGTAGTTGACTTGTTGTTGGATTTAGAGAGAAATGACTTTAATTGGCATCGAGGTGACGCAGATGTTTTTTGGATAGATGCACAGATGTGTATCAAGTACAAGCTTTCTAATGCTGAAATTAAATTCTTAGCAAGTCAGCAACCAGGCGTTGTCAACTACAAGAAACATGCAAAAGAAAGAAATGCTTATGCAGAGATGATGAGAGGTCTTGAAAAATTGAAAGAACTCAACTTTCCAGAAATTTATAATCATTCATTATCTCCAGAAGAAGAAAAGAAAAAATTTGAAGAAGAGATGGCAGCCGAGCAGAACTACATATCGCCTTATCAAAAATTAGATGAAATTGAAAAGCGATTTTACGAAAACCAATTTTTGTTTGGTAAAAAGTGATGCAAGGTGCAATGAGTATTGTTTCGAGTGATAAGAAAATTGCTATTGAGAATTTCTTCAATGTCGGAAGTCATCGAATTAAATTCACAGTTGAGGAGGTCGTAGATTGAAACGATTCATAGTAGTATGGATTCTGGCATCAGCTGGGCTAAATATCTGGCAGATGGGCAGGATTCGAGAGTTGGAAGAAAAGCGCCCGATGGTTGTCTATAAAGCTGATAATCAAGGCGCTGAGATATTTGGTAAGGTCGTCGAAAAAGGACGGCATGGCAAGCTATACACGCTTACCATTCGTGATTACGGCATTTTCGTAGTAACGAAAGATTTATATGACAAGGTGAAAGTTGGAGATGAGGTGAGGTTATGAACAACACAGAATTAGAAAACAAGGTTCAACAATGGTTTGTTGATAGAAATTTACATGAAGCAAATCCGGTCAAGCAGTTCTTGAAGCTCATGGAAGAGTCAGGAGAATTGTTTGAGGGTATCGCAAAGGATAAATCTGAACTGATTTACGATGCGCTTGGTGATATTCAGGTCGTATTGATTGGACTTGAGCAACAAATCAAGAATGGTGCTCAGATTTCAGCCAATCAACAGGAACTTGAATTGCTACTGATGGTTTCAAGTTTGGGCAATATCGCTCAGAAGCTATATGCTCATGTCTGCCACAATGAG